TGATTCTTCAACCACCTCGCCACCAGCAGCGCTTGTGTATCCTGTTACAGTTTTGCCAAGTCTACCAAAAAATCCTTTTCCAAAAAGATCTTTACCAAAGTTAAATTTACCTTTTAACATGTATGTTTCTGCTGCCATGGTTGCTGACTCAGCTACACCGTAAAGTACAGGAGCCATTATCATTTGGTTAGCACTGTATTGAGCTTTACCAGTTTCAACTTCCTTTGTCATCTCGTAGTGCTTTGTTGACATACCACTAAGACCAAACGTAACCATATTAGCGCCTATACTACCGCCACCTGTTGCGTATGCTGTAGCTAGTAAAGGTAAATTTTCCATAACACCATTCCAACCTTTTTCTGCAAAGTCTAATAAACCATTGTAACCCTCAGGTAGTTTTTTCAATGTTTGTTTGTTTTTCTCTGCGTCTTCTTTTAAAAATCTACCAGCCATCTGCAAACCTCTCATTTGCAGCCCGTGTTGTGAGTATTTAAAGTTATTAGCTATGTCGGTACCTAGATTTTCATCTATAGCGCTAAACAAAGCACCTGGAGCACTACCAGCTAACCAAGAGGTACTACCAAGAGCGTCTTCAGCTGAAAACAAAAAGTTAGCACCTGAGCTTAGAAGTCCACCAGCTATATTATCTAGTTGATCTCTAGCCTCACCAATCTCTGTCTTTGTGTCTAGTGCATCTAAGTATGGTTTCGAAACCTCTTCATATAATTTCTTTTTGGTATCTAAATTATTTCTTAGTGTGTTTATTCTCTGCACGTCATTAGCTGAAAAACGCCTAGCCCATACTGGACTACCTGCAAAAGATTTGTTTAATTCTTGTATTTCTTTGTTAAAGCTTTTATAATCAGCATCAAGTGCCTCGCCTAGAGCTTCAACTTTTTGATAATTTGGATCGTCTAGTATTGCTGATGCATTGTCCTCTTTTCTTTTTGCTGTTTCAACTGCAACTTCTCTTATATTACCTGTCTCACTATTATAATCGTTTAACTGTGTTTGGATTTTTCTTTCATTAAGAGTGTTAGTTCTTATTTCTATTGCTTTATTTCTTATGTCATCATCCGTGGCATCTCTAGTTACAGCGTTACCATCATCATCAAAAAGCTGATCTCCATTTTCATCTTTAACAAAAACTTTATTCTCCGTTTCCTTGTAATATTCAATAGCTTCTTTTAAAGATTCTCCTCGTGGATTAGCTACTTCCGTGTTTCCAATTATGTCAGATACCTCTCCCACTAACCTAGTAATACCACTTGCCGGCGACCCTGGCATTCCTGAAGATGAAGACAATATTAAGTTTCGAGCGGTACCTCTAAACCAACTACCTATGTTGTTTGCTATATTGTTTTCTGAAAAATCTTCTTCAGCTTCTTTTGTACTTTCTTCGCGTTGTTCTTTTGTTAAACTATTACCCTCTGCAATATTAATAACATCATTTACTATCTTATTATCGTATGTAGAACCTATATCTTCAGCGCTCATGCCCTTACTATTTTCAAGCATAAACGCATTGAACTGGTTAGTTGATTTTATATTGTTTTTTTCAAAAAAATTATCAGCTGATATTACTGTTGTTTTACCATTAGGTGCTGTAACTTTTACTCTATCACCCGCTAGTACTCCAACATTTTCAAATTTAAATCCTTGTCTCTTGTCGTTTGTTAACAAGTTGTTGTATCTTTTATTTAAATAGCCTACTACATTTTCTTGTTCTAAGTCAAAGAGCTCCTTGCCTTCGTTTTCGTTAAGTTGATATATTGTTGATTTGTCCTCGACTGATTTGTCGATGCTTTCGGCTGACGGAAGATAGTCTTCTTTGGTATATGTACCGGCTTGTACGTTTTGATTTATCTCCTTTTGTTTTCTTTTCTTCTCTTCTTGCTCTCGCTTTCTATTTTCTAAAAACGTTGAGCTTGGAGTAGCGTTGTTATTTTCTTGCGGCATTATTTAAATTTTAATTAAAATTTGACCTATTTTGCATTTCGTTCCTTGACTGAAGAGCTTCTTTTTGTTGCTTTAATTTATCTATTCTTTCAATTATACTTCCTTCAACAGATCCTTCAAAATAATCAAGATGCTCACGTTCTTTTTGTGATAAATTTTGTAGTCTATTTAGCTCGCTGTCTACAGATTTAATATCATTAAAGTTAATTTCCTTAGGTGAGTTTGGCTCGTTTGGCTTGTTTATAGGCTGTGAAGGCTCAGCTGGTACTTGCGCGCCTTTAATAATCTCCTCTTGTTTGCCTTTGTTCCACTCGCTTAAAGCGTTTACAGCATTATCAAAATCACCTTTGCTAACTTCGTCGGTTAATCTTTCAACCGCACTTTTACCAAATGTGCCTTCAAAGTCAAAGTCATTTAAAAATGATTTTAATCTTTCAGTAACTACTTTGGGGTTTCTATTACCATTTGAATCTGTAGGGTCAGTTACCATTTGCTTGAACATAGCTTGTTCTTTTTCTAAATCAACAGTTTGACCTAACTTACCAACTTTATCTTTCAAGTTAAAATTATTAACCATTAGCTGATTCATCTCTTGGTTAGCTGGTAGTTGTATATTATCAACCATACCTCTAAAGCCGTCTAAACTTAGCGTGTCTCCACTAGGTAATTTATATGCTAACTCACCATCTTCGCTTATCATCTCATAATCTCCAGCGGCTATTTGTTTAGCTTTGTTTACGTCTTCTGCGTTATTTGCTTTTGAAAAATCATACGCATTTTCTAACACGGTGTTGACCGCTTCTTGGCTAGCTTCTAGCTGAGCTTTCATTTGAGGTAATTTAGATATAATTTTTTCATTCATTGATTTTAACTGATTAGCCTCTTCAGAATTTTTAGCAACACTATTTAATAATTGATCATTATTGAAATATTGATTTTTAGCTTCCATTAAAGCCTCTGTTACCGCTCGCTTGGTTTCACCTGCGTTAGTACCATATGTACCAGCTTCAAAACCTCTATCTTTTAATAAACTTATTTTGTCATCTACGTTACTCATGTTATTTATATTTATTTACCTCCAACTCCTAAAAACGAACCGACACCGCCTATACGTTGTCTTCTTGCTGCTTCCACAGCTTGATCAGCCGCTGTTTTTCTTTCCATTGACATACCGAACTCTTGATCTATAATTCTTCCTTCAGCTTGTCTAGAGTATAGTTCGCCTGACGCCTGTTGTGATTGTATTTGCGCTGCTTGTTGAGCCGCTGCCATTTGATTAGCTTGTTCTTGTTTAGCTATATCAGCAGAAGCTTGTTGCATGTTTTGCGCTTGTTGACCTGCCATTGCTTGTGCCATGGCTGCAATACCTGATCCACCAGCTGCTCCACCTAATGCTGACATTGTGTTAGCAATACCCTGTTGTTGTTGTTGAAAAGCCATGTCTGCTGCTTGTGTATTTACAGTTAAGTCTTCCATTGTATTTTGCATGTTAGCATAAACATTAGATGTGTCTTGATTTCTAAATGCTGCTTGTGCTAAATTAAAATCTCTTTGTGCTTGTTTTTGTTCTCTCTTTCTTTGACCAGCACCAATGAAGCTAGTCGCTATGTTAAAAACACCTTCTTTTTGTTGTTTTGCTCTTTCTAGTAATTTGTTACCTGCGTCTTTTAAAAACGGTAATGCCTTACTTGCTATAAATCCTGCTGGTACTGCCATATTTTTAATTTTAGTTTATATATTATTATTACACATTATTTACTAGATTCAAATGTTTCTGATCCTACACTAAATAGTTCAGCATATTCATTACTATCATTACGCATTTTAACCTCTGCGTAGTAACCTCTTACAGCTGTTAAATTTGCTTTATTATCTTTACTAAACAGTATAAATTGACTTGATGTAGGCCTTGTAGCTGCATCATCTATTTCTACTGTTACTGTTTTATCACCCACTGCTGTTATTTTACCTATTTTAGTTATAACATCAGGTTCTGTACTTTGTAGGTAATATGCCGTGTCGTTCACTTGAACTGATACGTTTATATCTTTCGGGAATGTCATTGTTATTGAATCCATATCTTATTATTAAGGTGTATTATCTAGCGCTATGCTTACGTTTAACTTAATCACGTATGATGACGTAACAGTACCAGTTAAACCTACTTGTAGGTTTGATATTGTACCGCATTGGTTTGACGATGCTGTTCCACTGAATGTTGGGTTTATAGTTATAGCTGAGCTTGACCCGTTAAGTGTTGATATATAACTACTTGAATCAGAGTGTATTGATATTGTAGCTGTTACCTCACTTGACGTGTTACCACTCCAGTCACCACATATTGTCATTGTATTTATCTGGTGGTTACCACTAGCACCAACACTTATAACTTTATTTGTGCATGTTAATGATGCTATGTCATCATCTGTTTCTACTAACTCCAACAACACTGAACCAGCTGTTCCACTACCAGCATTTAAAAAGTTATCTAAAGCTAATGAAGGCGTTAAGTCTGCTGTACCGTATTTAAATATCTCAAACACAACGGTTACTGTATAACTTGTAGAGCCAGAGCCAGCCGTTGTTATACTTTGAACTTCCCACTCCCAACCGTTTGGTTGTGTTTCATAATGTGTAAAGTCAGATGCTAAAGGTGTCCTTGTTTCTGTTATATTACCACTAGCTGTTACAGTATACGTGTGTTCAAATGTGGCATTTCTTGATCCTTCTTCAGGTACGCCTGTAGCGTAAAAAGTTCTTGATGGAAATGTGCCTGGAAGCTGTGTAGTTAAAGCTGAGTTACTTGTGTTAACTTGCGCTTTATACGTCACGTCAGCTCTTTGGTTTATAGTAACCGGGTTAGTTCCAGCAAACGGACTTGCTAATGATCCACTGACTGCAACAACCTCGTAAACAAATACTTTTGATGCACTAGACGATGGGTACACGACCTCTATATCGTAATTACCATTAGATGGTATAGCTAATGTTGTATCAGAGCCAAAAGCGCTACCTGTCCAAAAATCCGGTGTACCACCATCAACGGTTCTTTTAAATTTAAACTGCGCCCCACTTTCACCAAAAACAACCATAGCTCTTGCTTCACCTCTTCGCGATATATTTTTTTGTGATGCTTTAAATCCTAATACTTTATCCGCAGGATCAACAAATGTTTTGGCTGCTTTAGCTGTAAATAATATCTGATCTGCTGTTGGGTTGTTAATATCGTATACGTATTTTACTGTAAAAGTAACGGCTGTTGCTCCAGCGCTCCAGTTATCTGTTATCGTGTAACTACTTATATCACTATCGTCCTGATTTAATATTTCAGCTGTAGGTCTTGTTGTAAACAAGTGCCCAGTGGCTGCTGTAAATGTTTTTGTAAATACAGTTGCGGCTGTTGTATTGTATGTACCAGTACCACTATATGCTGTATTAGCAGACGATCCAGTTGTTGTATTTTGTTCTATAGTATCATATGTACCAGCAACAGAATATGATAACGCCGTTGCAGCACCTGTTATATTAACTTGTGCCGTTTGATTACCGCTTGGCATTGTAAAGCCTAATGGTACAGTCATTACAATATTATCTCCAGACTGCGCAAATGAAGCCCCAGCTGCAGCAACAGCGTCAGCGACTGTTGAACTTGTTTCACTTACAAACGCAAACGTTGAAGCATCTAGTATAAAACCTGTATTTGGCTTTATTGTTAGTGTAACATTTTCAGATATACTAGCTCCAGGAGCTTTAGATAATACAACAGTGGCAGATACATCAGTATTATGTCCACTTGTAGTATTGTTTATACTTACCGTAATATTTTTATTTGTGGGTGCTACGTCTCCTTCTAAAGCGCTATAAGTACCAATACCTTGAACAGAGAACTCTTGAGTGTCTAAGTTTGTTAAACTTGTTGAATCACCTATAATATAATTAAACCACTTACCTTCTTTTTCTTTAAATTCTTTTACGCCACCAGTTTGCTCGTTAGTAACTATTGACTCACAGTACCAACCCTTTAACGTTACCGTGCTAGTTGGGTTCGCATAACTATTACCAGCATCGTGGTTATAAGAGTAAGCTCTTGACTTAGTACCTTCGTAATTTAAAGTTTTAAATCCTTTTATAGCTTCTGCTGAATCATTTAATATCAAGTTAACAGACGAATCATAATGTGTATCATAGAAAGTATTTCTTGTTGCGTTATCATGTATATATAAATCCGCATCATTAAATGTATAATATTTGTTATTTAAAGAGCAGCCAGACTCTGGTATAAATGATTTAAAGCTTGTCCAACCCTGTACTTTAGGATCAAAACTTACTGTATAATTGTCAGTTCCTTTTAATGTTAAGTTATAACTACCTTTATTTTGGTTATATGTACCTAATAACGTCGTAGATGTTGCTAGATTGTCTTTGAACCAGTCAGACATACCTTGAGCTGATATATTAACTAAACCTCCACCAGAGATCATTAAAACAGCTCCTCGAGCTTTATCTGTAAAGAACATATACCTGTCATATGAAACAAATGATTCAGGGTTTTTACTTATACCGTATTCACCTTGTAAAGGCATTATTTGGCCTAATACTTTATTTGTTGCTGTTATTTGTGGATTACCATCTGCTTTAAATATAGCATCTTTACTTACTAGAACATTTAATATTTTATTTTCAGCACATATTATCATATTAGTATCTCTAGCATGTAACTTTTGTATTGGTCCGTAAGCTGGATTTATTTCTTTAGCTATTGACTCCGCTAATACAAATTGATTAAATTTATTAACACCACTGTTTGGGTTAAATATACCTGAAAATATTAAGCCATTTGACTTATTTTCTTCTTTATATACCTCATCTAACACAGTTGATACTTTTGCACCTTTATCAATAACTATAGCATTAAAATCATCTCTTAATCTATTCGACTCAACGCCATTACCGAAGCTATAGCAATTAAACCAATTTAAGTTATGTGGCTGACCGTGCACTTGACCTGTAGATAATGTTACTGTAGCATCACTATTACTAGCGCTAGCTGTTACTGTAAAGCTATACACATCATCAGCTGAAGTTACTGTTAATGTTCCGTTTGTTATAGCTGAAGTTGTGTTATTTGTTAATTCAAAAACATCAGCGTTTGTTACGTATGATATTTTAGTGTTGTTAGCTATGCCAGATCCAGTCACCTTCATACCCGGTTGTAATACAGGTATAGCATCACTTGCTTCGTAATACAAGTCTAATTCAATTGACTCTTTAGGTTCAACTTCAAATATTGCTGGGTTAATAGATGACAAAGTGTCATTGTCTTCATCTAAATCCTTGCGCATAATATTTATTAAACTTATTCTGCCATCACCACTATCATCGTAATTGAAGTTATCATCAAAACCGGCTAACGTGCCAGCATGTCTAAAGTTCACTGTATAAGCTCTTCTCTTTGCGCTTATATCTTTTCTTTTTGCGTTTCTTCTAAATTGATAATCAATGCTAGTATCTGTTACTTCATATATAGCACCAGTAACGCCGCTGTCACTACCAAATTGAAAAAAAGTTCCAGGTTCTGTTAAACTTTGCAATAAAGGATTTATTGTATTAAGTTTATTATGTTTTTTACCTTTATCTGATGTTGCGTCGTCTTGCCAGTCTAACCCATAATCTACACCACTCCAGTATAATGTAAAGCTTTTATCGCCTAAACTTGGGTGAGCATGAAAGTTTTTATCGTAACTTGATTTAGCCTTAGTATCGATCCACGATAAACCCTGCTTAGCTGAGTTCTTTAAAAATGAAGTACCATCATTTGTAGAGTCTTGTGTTACTGCCCTACTTCTCTCAATAACAAACTGAGTATTTAAAACAGGAAATGACTGTATTATATTAGTGTCAAATACCGTGTCTCTATTTATCTTAACAAAAAACCTACCAAAAAACTCTGCTTTGTTTTCTAATTTTTCTTCATACAATATTATAGTAAATAAATCATCTGCCTCAGGCACGCCATCTGTACCTCCAATACTAGTAAATATTGCTCTATCTTCTTCTTTTATAGGCTCTGCTAAAGTTACTTCATATACAGTTATTAACTTACCACCACTTGGCCCATTATCATCAGCTCCTGTTGGCCCGCCAGATACAACATCATACTTAAATGTAGTACCACCTGCTGTTTTAATAGCAATAACAGCATCTGAATTAAATCCTCTTGAAAATGATGGGTTGTTAGCATCACTTGGCCCTCTAAACTGAAATGTTTTAGCGCCAACCTGTGGTGGGTTAACTGCTGTGCCGGTACCATTACTATTTGATCCTACAACTCTACAAGGTGAGCTGCTTATAGATTTTCTTTTTAGTCTTATAAAATCAGGCGCTTCATTAGATATATCTAATACCTTATATCTAGCCTGTGATGTCACGAAAACATCTTTATCATGTTGTTTTTTAAGTATTAAGTAATCATCTTCTAATATTTTATTTCTTTCTGATGACGGAAAACTTAGCCATATGTTACCATCCTCTGCAACGTAAAATCTATCTAATGCTATATTATAATATTCATTAGAAGTTTCCTTAATAAAATATTTAAAATGAGTTGCCCATGACGGGGCATTGTTAACTAGCTTACAACTTAAGCTATTTACGGTGTTAGCGTAAGACTTACCTATAGTTTTAGTTGCTTGTTTGTTAGAAAATACAGGTGTTTCTCTGCCATATTTATCTACATATACTGCACCTATTTGATATGTTCTTTGAGATTTTAAAGACTTTTCTGGCGTTTTAATGGTAGTTATAGCATTTTGCTTAACAGACGTTTGTATTTCTGGTAAATTTTGCTTTACAATATCGTATTGCTGATAATAATTACCATATATAAGTCTATTAGCTGATATTTCTTGTGCTTTTGCTTTTTTAGGAACAGCATCCCAATGTCTTAATATTTGATTTGACTCAACAGCTTTACCTATTATTTCCGATTTAACCTCGTAAGATGTTTCTCCGTCTTTTAATGTATCAACAATATACACTAAGTTGTTATTAGATTCTTTATATAAAATATCAACCTCATCAACATCTGATGGTGTACTATCGGTAATGTTAATAGTTAATTTTCTTAAATTATTAATCATACCTACATTATAACCATCAGTTGATTTATAACCAAATTCATGAGGTAAAAATGCTATCTCACTAAACGGTGAAAATGTTGAGTAGTCGTTATCTTTATATTTCCACCTGTAACCGAATTTTACAAACTTCTTTTCAAACATTGGCTCTTCTTCATCTAATAAAGCTGTCCATCTTACTGCATTATTAGGTACTTCAGCTGGTATACTTTGTATAGTAGCTTTTATTTCCTGAGCGTTGTTTATTAACTCTATTATTAATATCTTTATTTCGTAGGTATTTTCTAAATCTTCAGATATATCTTCACTTGTTAATGTAATAACATCACCTACCTCGTAATTTGGTGCTGGTGAAAATGTTATTGTTCTCTCTGTTCCCGTTGGATGCGGGTCTGTTCCAGATACACTAAAATCATGTAAAGCATAAGCTGGCGTAGTGCCTGTACCATTGCCAGTTCTTTTTGATGTTGACATTGTTAGTGTAGGTGCTGATCTTGGTGACAGCTTAATAACCGTTATATCATCTTCTGTAAAAGCAACGCTGTTAAACGTGGTATGTGTATTAAAGTTTGTAGATCCAGATTTAAATGATGATATTTTAATTTTTTTAGGTTCTGTTTGGTTGTCAGTCCAAAACAACAAACCATTTATAGTGTTTATACCCGTTATTAAATACTCTGAACTAAAGTTAAGTATATTGTTTTTATCTACTAATATAGGAGCTATAACACCAGTAGCCTCATCGTATTCAGCTATAGCACTTACACCTGTTGCTTTTATAAACCAATATATTTTGTTGTTTTGATTATCTACATATGAACCTATGCATTCTGGTGATGTTAAATCTTTTATAGAGTTTGAAGAACTACCCCATAACGTTAATGCTTTTGTGCTAGAATTATAAGACTTACCGTCTTTCAATGTTGTTCCTAATACATTTTGTAATGCGCCAACGTTAGAGTCTTCTGATGTAGATATCTCAACGTTTTGCGCGTCTCTGTATTCACCTATAGGAACAAGTCTTTCGTCCAAGTCTTTGTTCATACGACCTGCACGAAAATGTCTTTTTAATTCCGCCATTTAATTAATGTTTAATATGTTTTGACTTACCTCTCATTATTTGAGTTATCTCTTCTGATTTAAGATTAGATAACCTTAGTTTAGCATTTCTCATAGCAGCAAATCTTTCTTTTTTAAACTGAGCTGCAATACCTGGCATTATATTAGCACTAGTAGATAATATAGAATAAGCTATATGCTTATAAAGAGCTTCTTCAGCAAACTTGTGTACTTGCATTTCATCATCAGTACCTAGTGAATCACTAATATACCTTAACACTATAATTTTACCACTAAGGTTAGAACTAAAATGTATTTTACCTCTTGTATTATCGATAAAGAAACTACCGTTATTTTGAGCAAATTGTGGATCAATACCGTATCTTTGACCTATGTAAACATCGTGTAGTTCTTCTTGTGTTCTTCTGTCTTTAGTAGCATCATCTGTTGTATTAGTGGAATATTTTGTCCAAGTATCAGAGTTTTCAGCTGTTAATAACTTACCCGTGCTATTATCAAATATATAATTATAATCAGCATCTTGTAATAAAGCTTTAGGGTTACCTGTTTTTGTGGCAGGATATAATATGTGCTCTATACCAGTTTCGTTTTCCGCCCATGACAACTTGACATAGTTCACGTAATCATGTGGTAGTATCATTTGTAACGATGGAGGTAATTCTATTTCTTGAGATTTTTCTGATCTTAATACGTCATAACTAAATTCTTGTATACCTCTTTGTGCGTGGAAACCCACTAATGATCTTGATGCTTTTGATATTATTTTATTTTCACCAACATAAGCGACCATAAAGTTATTTATAACGTCTCTCATTTTTACATACTGATAGTTACCATAACTTTCAGCTGTATCTATTTGTTTCACAACAACAGCTAAACCACTTTTAGGAGCACCATCTGACTCTTGAACTTCATCATCAACGTTAGTATTTGTAAATGTTAAATTCGGTGAAGAGTATGTATAATTAGAGCTTGATATTTGTCTACTATTTATAAAAACATTAAACTGGTTTTCATTAGTTGGTAAAGGATCAAATGATGTTGTCAGTAATTGAAATACTTTCGCTGTACCATTACCTGAAAATGATTGGCTTATATTATAATACGACTCTTGTGTTGTTGTTCCTAGTAATCCCATTTATTATGCTTTTTCTTGTTGTATAGTTTCTATTTCTTCCTTATCACTTAGTTGATATAAATCTGGTTGTTTTATAACTATACCAGATAATTCTAATATTTTTAAAACAAGCTTTGATTCTTCAGATGCATGTAATTCAAAACTAATAGCCGTACTAGCATTGTATAAAGCTTGATCATTAACAAGAATATATTTCCACTCTACCTCTGACGGCTTAGCTATATAATTACACGTTATTCCAGAAACTATAGTAACTGGGTAAACTTGTATTGCTGTACCTGACGTTTTTATATATAAAGGTCTACCTGATGTTGGTTGTGCTAATGGTGAGTTTACGTAGTTATTAAGCTCGTTTTGATTTATGTGTTCTACTTCAATGTATTGTGATCCATTGTTATAATTGACAGTTCCAAGTTTATGTACACTTGCTGGCAAAGTACCAACTCCACCGCTACCCATGCTAACGTCTTGTCTAAACTTTTCAAATATAGATATTTTTTCTTCTAATGAATCTACCATATCTGCATATTTAGTTTCATTACCAGGTAATCTACCAAACTGATTTAAGTCATAAAAGTATTGCTCAAATATTTCTAGTTGAGCTTGGTTTGCTAATAAATTAAACTCCTGTGGTGTTATGTAACCTCTTTGTTCTTTGTTAGCTATTGATAATACTCTTTGATAAACTGTATCTATGTTTACTGCCATAATTTCTTTTTTATATAGTGTAGTCACCTATAGAGATGACTACTCTATAAAGTGATTATTATTTTAATCTTTTTCCAACTGCTTGATATATTTCTATACCCTCATCTGTTTTGAAAAATGAAGCTAATGCTGAATACGGATTTTCTTCAAATGGAACTGTCATAATTTTTCTATTATTACTAGCCCAAGTAAAAGATCTATTATCCGAAGATAAAGCTATAATACCCGCTTCAACAGCTTTGATACCTACGTTTCTAAGTTGAACATTTTCATCATTCACTAATTCTAAAAACAACAATGGGTTTTTCTTAGCAAATAATAATGTATCTCTTTTAATTTCCTTTGAGGTCATACGACTTACCGCACTACCTTGTTCTACTCTTAAAACAGACTCTGCAACATCTACTTCTAGGTCTCTAGCTGTATTTAATGCTTCAATTTCCATCTCTAATTCATCCATGTCGTCTACCGCGTTTTGCACTGGATCGAACTCATAGTATATTCTATTTCTATCTGGATGATATAAAGATAATAATTTTTGCAGTGGTTGTTTTGATTTTGGCACGTTTAAGACGCCATCTTCAAAAGTTATGTGTGCTAATCTAGCATCACCTTTAAATTCATCAACAAAAGGTGTTTTTTGGTTTTGAGTATATTTAAGTTCTCTTTCATAGCCTAACTCCTCGTCATACCAATATATGCCTCTTGATTTAATTGTGTATGTCAATGGTGACATATCACCAGCTAAGTAATAAGTACGATCTCTCGCTTCCCACTTATTCGCTTCAGGCTCTATTACTTTTTCTTTTATAGTAGTAGATTTAGCTGTATTTAATGAAGCTTTTTGTAGCTGATCATCAGCTTTTTTTGATTTTTTCATTATATAATAAAATTAAATATTAAAAATAAAAGTTAGAGTGCCGAAGCACCCTAACTCTTTAAAAAGTATTAGTTAAGTAACATGAAGTTATTAGCTCCTTGTACTACTAAGCATCTTTCTGATAGGTAATGTACCTCCATTGCATCAAGATCAGAAGTGATGTTTCCACCAACTGAACCTGTGATCCAAGATTTCATTCTTCTATCATCTGCTTGAGATGCTCTATATCTAACGTGTAAGAAAGGTCTCTTTAAGTTTTTACCTAAAGTTTGATCATATACAGTTGATACTCCCGCAGGAATAACAACTCCTCTTACGTCAGAGATATTCTCCATACCTCTAAGACTTGCATCATTTAAGTATTTCCAGTCAGTTTTGTAGAAGTCATAAGACGCTCTTCTGAAACCAGAGAAACCTAAATTTAACGCCATATCTTCGTCATTGCTGAATACTCCGTAAGAAGTACCACCAGATCCATAAGAATTTTGCGCTGCTAACATGTCATCAATAGCTAATGAAACGTCTCTATTGACATATAACATATTTTCTTCAATAGCTCCTTGAGCATCGAATTTTTTAAGTATATTGTCAAAAGATCCTAAATCATCAGAAGCTGATGAACCTAGAATACCAGAAGTTACATGACCTCTAGCTGTGATAGCTGCGAATAAACCTTCAGTACCCGCTGTGTCATCAGAACCAGCTGTTCCTAGTTCAGTATCTACAGCACCTGTAGCTTTAGCTAATTCACCTTCAATCACTGCCATCTCTAAGTAATCAGAGTATCTTGATCTTGTATCACCTTCTGCTTTTAGATACCATAAGTATCCTGACTGCCCGTCTTCACCAGAAATTTCAACCCAACCGATAGCCGAAGCATCAGATCCGCTAACTTCAAATTTATCTTTAATGATAATTGGCTTGTTAACGAAAGTTTTGTGTTGAGGTGTTACGGAATTGTTCATACCTGAAACTCCTTTTTTGAATTCAGATCCATATACGAAGAAGTCACATTTGTTTGAACCACTATCAGTAGCTGTGTCGAAACCAGTTACTGCTCCAACTGTAGCCCCACCTGAGTAAGGTACAACAGTTAAAGTTGTGTTGTCCGCTGCAACCGCTTTAACGTAACATTTGATAATCTTAGGCGTAGCTTGGTTGTCAGAAAGAACGATAGTTTGTCCTACTCTAACAGCATGAGTGCCTGAGTTAGCAATTGTAATAACACCAGCGTCGGTAATAGCCGCGCCAGTATATGATAGATGTAATCTACCTTGTTCTGACCAGATAACTCTGTCAGAAGTCATAGCCTCTTCAGCACCAACCTGAGAAAGAAAACCAGAGATAGTTCTGTTACCAAAAACCTCTGCTTCTTTTTCCATAATATCAGGTAAATACTGCTGAGCCCAACCTTCAGTAGCACTTGACGTAAAGTCAATGTAGTTACTAGAAAGGGTTTGCTTAATTGGGGCAGGTACGGAATTTAAATTACCGCCTGCCGTTGGATTTACTGCTGCCATTTTGTATTAATTTTTAAGTTTTACTTTTAATTTTAAATCTAAGTTTGTTAGGAGAATCTCCACTAATAGCTCTTACTTTTACTCCTCCGACTGCAGGTTCTGTAAAACCTCCTCTAGGTGACATGTCAATATTCTTAGCGTTATCTATGCTTTCTTTAACACCGTCAGCCTTGCCTTGCTCGTAAAAATGATTTGCTATAGCATCTGCGTTTAGCGCTGTATATAAAGACTTGTGATAACCAACTCCGTCATTAATCTCTTGCTTTTTATTAAGAAATTTATTAACAAAGTTACCAATATCACTCTGTGCCTCTTTAACGTTGTTAACATCTTTAACATTAATTCTAAATGTCTTTCCACCAACATTGTACTCGAAGCCTTTAAAATTTTTATTAAATACTTCGTTTGTTTTTTGTTGAAAAACATTACGTTGTTGATCTGCTAACTTATCGCTTTGCTTTTTCTCCTCATTGTATCTATTAAAGAAATCAATGGCTTTCTGTTGTTCTGGCGCTAACTTAGCCCCACCTTTAATCTCTTCATAGTATTTAGACTTTAACCCGTCTAAGTGGGTTCTAGCGTTGGCAACTTGCTCTTTAAACGCTAATTTCTTTCTCTTGACGTCATTAAGTTCATCGACGTCTTCGTCATATGTAAAACTGTCTTCCATTAAAAAATCAACCTCATCGCTTGATAAATGTGGTTTAGTTTGCTTATAATATTCTCTTAATAACGCAGTGTCATCAAACTTACTATAATCTTGATTAAGTTTTACATAATCCTCAATATCACCTCCAGTTTCTTTCATAAAGTTAACTAGTTTCTCTATGTTCTCTGGAAGCTCCTTGCCAGTTTCTTCAGCTTCTTTTACAGCTTCTTCCACAGCTTCTTCTACTTTTTCTACCTCTTCTTTTACGTCATCTGCTGTTACTTCTTCTATAACTGGTGTTTCAGTTTCTTCTTCAACCTTTTCTTCTTCTTCAACTACCTCTTCAATAGCTGGAACTTCCTGTTCCGTATCTTCTTTCGGTTGCTCTTCTACCTGCTCTTCTTCTGCAGGTTTTTCTACTGGCTTTGACATGTCAACCTTGACAGGTTCATCGCTAGTGTTTCCTTTTAATGAAGGTCTTTTTTTCACTTTTAACTTACCATCATCATCAGCCATTTTAGTCTCAACGACTTTTTTTTCGTCAGTAGCCTTTGCTACTTCCTCTTTCTTTTTTTTAGACATAATATAATATTATAAAATTAAACAAATTAAATACCGCCCATATCAACTCCACCACCCATTATATCATTACCTGATGATTCAAACTTTTTAGCAGGTCCGCCACTTTTTCTTTGTTCAATTAACTCAGATTGTTGACTAGCCTGTATTTTAGTTCTCTCATCTTTGCGGTTTTCTTTACTATCTTCTCTAAGCTTTAACGCTTCCATTTCTTTATCTTTTAGCTGTATGTTAAGCTGAAACTCATGATCCATAAGTTGCTTTTTTAAATCAGCTTCTGCTTGCATTTTTTGTGTATCAAAATCACTCTTAGCTTGCTCTAGTTGTATCTTGCTTTGCGTTAACGCTTCTTGCTTTTGTACTTCAGCTTGTGCTGCAACCTGCTGAGCTTGAGCATTAGCTTGCGATTGAGCTTGTATGTTTTGTTGCTGCATCGCTTGATCATTTTCAATTTTTGTTTTTCTTCTTAATTTTAAAAGTTGATTAGCAAGTTTAATATTTTTTATTTCTCTAACATCAATAGCATCTTCTAGTTCAATACTATTTTTTGACAATGCAGCTTGTATATTATTTTCTAACATAGCTTTTTCTTCTTCATCAGGAGTTAACTCAATAAATATGCCAAAGTCATGTAAGTGTAACATTGATAGTTCATCTAGTGTTCCTACGTTATGCGCACCAATTTGTTGTATAAAAGCACTTCTTGTAGGAGAATACTCTAATATATCAGATATTCTTAATGATAAATTTTCTGCTAGTTCAGATGTTAATAATAAACCACCGTTTAATATATGTCTTGTGGCTGTATTACTATTAGCGGCTGCTAATTTTTGAACACCAACTAAAGTGTGTTCACTTGGCGTGCTAGCGTCTCTCGCCTCATTTAACCCAGTAACATCTCTTATCATTTGCAAATAATAATTGTATGTTTGTATTAAACTTTGTATTTTACCGCCACCGTTGCCAGACTGTATCTCTTGTATAGGTACTTTACCTGGATTCATGTCACCATCCGCATTATATGATCTACCAATAACACTACCAGTTTGGAAGAACATGTTTAAAGCCTCTTGTGGATTATAATTTGTGCCATTACCTAAATCAACTTCAGCTAAACCATCAGCATCTAAATAAACACCATCAGGTACCATACGTGACATTACTTGTTGTAACTTTAAATGTGTTAATTGTATAGTGTCAGCAAAACCAGTTATTCTACTAACTAAAGATTCTATTCTGCCCTTATATATTCTAGGCGCGGATATAGAATAATTCATTTTAACTTTGGTATAATCACTTTTAGGGCGCATCATATTTTTTGCCATTTCCCATTTAAGTAATTTATTTGTACCTAAAACTAAAGCACCATCATATAATACTTCTACTGATTTAGATATTTTACCATACTTCTCAGATACCACTTCTGCTGGTGGATTAAATGAATCATCTTTCATTAATATTTTAGATCCACCCATACCTGTTTCTTTAATTTTATAAACCTCGTTCATAAAGGTTTTATAATTAAAGTACAATATCTGGACCATATTACTATCTAAATTAGCTCTATCATATAAACCATTTCTATTTAATGTACTTTTATGTATTGCTTGTTTAGTTATATCTTCTAAATCTTCGTTAGTTAGCCCTGGAAATTGTTTTTTAAGTTCGTTTATAGGTATAGTTTTTACTTCACCACAATAATAAATATCATCAAAGTAAGGTGAATCACTATATGAATATACTAAATTTGCTGGATCAACGTATTCTATAACAACACCCTGTGATTTGGTAAATGTATTTTTAACTGATGCGATACCTAAAACAGCTAAATCATAATATAATCTTCTTTTAGTAAGATCATATTTATTACCTTGTAATATAGTATTTATTGCTTGCTCTTCTGCTATCTCTATTGACTGCTTATATGTTAATTGCATGTGCAGTGATAATTCCTCTTCATCACGTGGTATAGTATCTTTATCATTCTCATATGTGTTAATACCAAAAGCTTCTTCTGCAAACTCGTTTAATTCTTTTGTTCGCATGTCACGCAATATAGATTCCATATACTCTGTTCTTTTGCTAACGCCATACGGATCTTGTGAATAGGCTTTTATATCAAACACTCTGTCTGCTATACCATTAACAACAATATCAACAAATTTAGGGATTATTGGGACTGGTTTCCAGTCTAAATTAAGATAAGATAAGTCACCATTTATTGATAATTCATCTTTGTATTTTTGTACAGATTGTTCTCCTCTAGCGTATAATCTTAATCTATGAAATTCAGCTTGATTAGCGTTAAATCTATTAGTGCCAGAGTCTCTACCAAACCATTCTGACTCGATAGCTTTACCAACTTCTAAACCATACTCGTAACTAGCCTTTTCAATGTCACTAACAGTTTGACTAGGAAAATAACCTTTTTGTAAAGTTTCAGCCATATTTATTTAATTATTTTTGATCTTGTTCCGACGTTTGTATAACGTGCAAAATTTAAATTAACTTGTTGTTTTTGTATTTTAGCATTGGGTGCATATAGGTTTCTATTACACGCCATTATTGCTAAACCACTACTAATAGTAGCATCAAACTTTGTTCTTCTGTTTATATCAAACTTAGACCAATCGTTTAATGTTCTATTAAAATACATATTACCATAACTATTATCTGGCTTTAAACCAACGTGTTCTTGTATATATGTTTCAATCGCAGCCGCGTGAGCTTGCTTAATATCTTCACTTGAGTTAGGTATACCACCTATCTCTTTTTCTGTCACTGATAATTTGTTCCATGTTTTATCAGGCCTGTTCATTGAGTATTTTCTATAACCTCTTCTTTTTAAATAGTATAATAATCTAGGTTTATTATTTTCTGCTAATAATGGCATGCCATAAAATACTAATGCCATTAAAACATCTTCAAAAAATATCTCAGCTGTTGCTGGTCTAGCCACATATTCTAAAAAAAACTGACTAGGTGGTGCATCTTCCATGCTAAATTTTGTTAGGCCATGTAAAGAGCCGTTAGATCCTAAACCGTCAACAGTTCCTGATATATCGTAACTATCACAACCAAAAGCACCCATGTGTTCATTGCCTGGATATTTAGCACCATTTTTTTCAATTACTCTATTTTGCAAATGATTAGGTGGTACCCATGATATTCTAAACCTACCTTTTTGTTCTGGATAAAATATCACTTGTGTATCTTGCACTCCGTTGAACCATTGGAAATTACCAATTGACACGCTAGAGTTTGTTTCTTCATTGTAATCTATTTGTTCGTATATTTTTACTAGATTAAATATACTATTTTTAGTTTCATCTCTAAA